GCTTGTTCCTGGTCCATAACATAGACCAACTCCTGCACCATCGCAAATAGCGTTTGCATTAGCATAGGCTTCAGCAAAAGTAGCAAATGCATAACTATCGCAACCTTGTACGCAAGAGCAACATGCACAGTAATAAGTTGTTAATGGAGTAACTGGTGGGGTTACAGGTGGCGTGACTGGAGGAGTCACAGGTGGTGTTACTGGAGGAGTCACAGGTGGAGTAACTGGTGGTGTTACTGGTGGTGTTACTGGTGGTGTTACTGGAGGAGTCACAGGTGGAGTAACAGGTGGAGTCACAGGTGGAGTAACAGGTGGAGTCACAGGTGGAGTAACAGGTGGAGTAACTGGAGGTGTTACTGGAGGTGTTACGGGTGGAGTGACTGGTGGAGTGACTGGAGGAGTGACTGGAGGCGTTACAGGTGGGGTCACTGGTGGAGGAGTAGGCACAATATATTGTAGTACTACGCCTATACCACTTGGGTTACGAAATAACGGACTCACGATTCTCCTTTGTTAACTATTAAGCAAACTTATTTTGTGATGCTAGAACTGTATATGTTGATGCTGCTGTCTTTATAATTGTATAAACATACGCATCTACTCCGTTAACAGTTCCTGTAGCAGGTGCAACTCCACCTAACCACTTAGGAGTTACTGATACTGAATCAATGTTAAATGCTGTTGGAATATATGCTGTAGCAGTATTTGTATTAAGATAGACAACAGAGATTTGTTCTCCAACTGCCATTGTTGAGTTAAGAGTTGCTGCACCACTTCCACGAACATTTAATGTCCAGTTGGCTGTAGCAGCACCAGTATAATATTCAACAGATGCTGTTAAAGTATCAATATTAATAGTACCTGTTGATCCAGCAGCAACAATTTCAACTGTTTCTTTTGGTGATGTAAGAACCTGGTTTTGGAATAGAGGAACCCATGCAGATCCACTATAGTAGGCTGTAACATTTGTATCTGCAAGATAGCAAAACATTCCTTCTGTTAGGGCAGCCGTTAGTGCTGTATCTGCATCTCTTGCTGCTGCAGAAGCGTAGAACATAACTGACTGGTTAGCCATATTGTGTTGAACTTGTGCTGCTGTTAGGACCTGGCCTGTGGTAAACAGGTTATATCCATCATTTGGGCCTAGTGGCATTGTCTTTCTCCTTTAGTATGATAGTGCATTTGTATTAGGTGGATCTGTTAATCCTAGTATACCTTGTTCTGGCGAATCTAGGATAAAGGCTTGGATAATTGGCTCTGCTGTCAAAAAAGTCGTATTCCAAGTAGTTGGTGTTACATTGTGCTGTACGCCCTGAACAAACAACTCACGAGTAATGGTAGACCCACCAGACATTGTTTTTGTAATATTAATAAGCGTATAAATATCCATAGAAACATTTACAAGTTGTTCAAACTCAGTTCCTATTGCTAAATTTAAACCCATGGAATCAATTCTTATTTGTGAACCTTTGCGAGCAGCAACTAGTGTGTTTGCTTGATCTAATGATTCAGCATCTGTTTCAACAAGGATATCGCTTCTTTGTCCTGACTTAGTAAAATAAGTAGCAATACTTGCTGCATCTGTAGCAGTTTGAGGAACTGCAGGTGTAGGAATACCATTATTATATCTTGTAACTGTTACATCATTAAGAATTAACTGATCATCAAAAGCAAAGTCAAGATTTGAATATGTTAAATCTGTTGGGCCTGAAACAGCATCTGTATAGTTTCTTATGCTAGCGTCAGCCAGTTCTGAAACATCAGTACGATCTAAAAACCTAGCCTCACCTGATCTTGAGATAAAAAAAGCACCAAATTCTGATTGTTCAACGGTTTGAATAGCCTGAAGAATGTTTCTTTGTCCACCTGGATCTACCTGCATTGTAGAGTCACCAGGATCTATACTTCTTAAAGAACTTGGAAAACCTGCAAAATCAAGTAATGAGTTTACTCTAGCACCAGATAATTGTCCTGCTGTACATCCAGCAACTGGAGCAGTTCCAGTAGACACATTGTTTAAAAGACGGAAACCATCAGAACATTGTAATGTAACTGTAGAGGTTTGCTGAACTCCTTGATAGAAAGATGTGTCAAATGAATTAATATATCCTGAAAATAGAGCAATTCTATATGTTGTTGATCCTACTGTAGTATCTGCCCATATTCTTATTTTGCGTAATGGTAGTAATTTGCCATAGTATGGTGATAATGTATTCTGAGGATTAAAGTATGAGTTAGGATCATTTATTGTTACCGTCGCAGTTCCAACCTCAAAGTTAGAAAGAATACGGTTACGACCTCTACGAGTAGATGCTGACATAACCATACTAGTAATATCAACAATATCTGCTGCAGAGTCTGCTAGAATATTAGTGTCAAGAATTCCATAGTCTGGATCATCTAATAAAAATGGATAGCCAAATGATGCTCCATTTGAGAAGTCAATCTCTACTCCTAGTACTGGAAGTGCCATTACACTGTAGCCAATGCTAGGCCTTGACCATTATATTGGCTACGCAAAAGTCCATTTCTGACTGTTTGAACCAAGTCCTGTTCAGTAGTCACTGAGCCTTGAACTGTTAAATTAACTACAACTCCAGCACTAGATGGTGTACCTGCAGTTGCAGACATAACTCCTTGGGCTGCTCTCATTCTAAATCTTTCATCATAATCCATTGCTGATGCTGCTGCTTGAGATGCTGCTAGATCTGCTGCTTCCTTAGCCTTAAAGGCTGCTAATGATGAAGCCTGTCTTGCTGCTGCGTCTGCTGCTGCCCTGGCTGCTTCTGCTGCTCTTAGTTGTGCTGCTATAGATGCTGCACCTATTGCTCCAGATTCTCCTGCTGCTAATGCACTTGGATTGACACCTGCTGCTGCTTTCGCTGCAGCCTCCAGATCTCCTCTTGCCTTGGCTGCAGCGTATGCTGCTGCTGCTGCAGCACTTGCTGCTGCTGCTGAATCTGTTCTAGAGCCACCTAATGCAGGATCACCAGCCTTTGGAATTACTACTGGGTCTCCAGGTTTTGGACTTACCACTACTGGTGGAACATATCCAGGAACAACTCCAGTAACACCCTTAGCAAGTTTTGCTAGGTATTCATCAAGTTCGTTATTTGCTTTTCTCCACTTATTAAATGCTATATCTGCTGGATCAAATAGAGTACCTGAATATGTTGCAGGTGCTTTAACCTTATTTAAATAATCAAGAACTTCTCTATTGCTTACGCCCCATTGTCTAGCCAAAGCCCTGATATCTTCATCTGAGATATCTCCATCATTTTCAATCTTTAAAATAACATCTTTATATTTTTCTGCTTCTGCTTTACTTAGACCCCAACTAGACATTAATGTTTGTATGTCAGCGTCAGAAATCTTTCCATCATCTCTTAACTTTGCAATAAAGTCTAGATACATTCCTGCTTGTCTGGTGCTTATGCCCCAAGCCTGAGCAAGTACTTGAACCTCAGCATCTGAAACTTTGTTATCTTTAATAGCAAATACTGTATAGATGTATGTCTTTGCTGCTTCTACTGATAGTCCCCATTTTTTAGCAAGAAGAACAATTTCATTGTCAGATAACTTATCGTCTGCAATTGCAGCCAGAATGTCTGCATATTTTTGTGTAGACTTGTTTAATCCATCTTGAGCGATAATTTGATTTAATAAGTTATTAAGTTTCTTTAATGATGCTTCATTGTCTTTTTGTTTTAATAGTAATAAACGAGCAGCCTCTAAATCAATTGGATCCTTATTGTCTCTTGCAATAATTCCATTGGCTTTAATCTTTATTTGTGCTGCAATTCTTTCTTTTTCATAGGTAGAGGCAGCCTTACCTTTTTTCTTTAAAAGTTCAAGAGCAGCCTTTAGATCTTTTGATTCGCCCTTAGTTCTTGGATTAATACCAAGTTTAACAAGTTCTTTTCTAACAGCAACAAGTTTTACATATTCTGCTCGCTCTTCAGCCTTTTCCTTTGCTGCTTTGGCTGCATCAAATGCCTCATTGGCAGCATCTATTTCTGCTTGCTTTGATGCCTTATCTCTAATCCTTTGTAATGTTTTAGCATTTTCAATTTTTGCTTTATCGTAGGCTTGATCCATACTTGCAAATTTAGACGCTTTTTTACTTATTTCGTCCATCTTCTCTGATGTGCTTTTACTAGCCTTTTCCCAAGGAAACTTAGGGAACTTAATATCAAAAAGACCTTCTAATGCATTTCTTGCAATAATAACAAATGTACCTACAGATAAAATTGCTGCTCCAAAGTTTCCAACTATCTGGATGCCTTTATAAATTAAGTCTAAAATTTTCTTAAGAGGACCCTTTGTAAATATAAGTTGTCCTATAAATTTCTCAATAGATGCTTGAATACCACCAAAGCCACCTTTAAACTTTGAAAATACTTTAACAACATCATCACCAAAATTGCTAACAATTTTAAATGCTCTTCCTACAGCAAGGAAAGTAAAAGCAAGTTTAATTGCCCAATCAAACTCATCATAAAATGCTGCTAAGTCTGCAAATAGATCTATCAGACCAATAAAGAGTTTAAGGGCACCTGATAATGCCTTTTGTAGTTGATCTCCATTTGCTGCTATCCATTCCTCAACTGCTGGAATAACATCGCTTACAAGGTACTCTGCAAACAGTTTAACGATTGGTAAAAGTTCTGTTCCTAGTGTTTCAAGAATTTCTCCATAGGCCAAAGATAGTTTCTTTAATGGGTCAAGGTCTGCAAGTTTTTCTGCAGTTCCTCCATAAGTAAGTCCAAGAATAGCAAATACTTCTTCAGCCTTTGTTGTTTTACCAATAAGTGCAGCAATTTCTGGATTTAATCTTTTTAATATTCCAACATTGCCTTGCTGTGCTTTAGTAATTCCATCTGTGACTTTTCCTAAATCTAATCCTTTTGCTGCTGCAACATCAATGGCAATTCCTTGTAATCTTTGCGCTTCGCTCAAATCTCCTGTAGCAATATAAAGTTGTGCAAGACTTGGCCTTAATTCGTCGTCTGCTACATGCACAAGGAACATAGTTTTCTTTATATATGCTTCTGCTGCTTTAATTGCCTCTTCTGTTGCACCATTAGTATTCCTCATTGCGTCAGCAAGAATTAATTGAGTCTTTGAGTCTTCAATCGCTGCTTCTACTGCATCTTTACCAATTTTAACTGCTAGAGCAGCAGTTGCTACTATTGCTATTTTAAAAGATTTCTGTGCTTTTTTACCAAAGGCCTCAAACTTTTTAGTAAGTCTGGCTATGTCCTTTTGTGCAGCCTTAGAGCCTTTATCTGAATATTGAGTGGCAATTCTGGCAATGACTGCTGCTGTTGACATGCTAAACCTTCTTCCTATTCAAATTTACTCTTAATGTTGCTTTTGCTTTTTCTAAAGCCTCAAAGATATTTTTTTCAATTCTATCCTTGTTCTTGTCTACTGATTTCCAGATTAAACGAGATGCTTTATCATCTTTCCCAGTTAAATTCTTATTAAAGGTACCTTTACCTTTATTCTTTCTTCCTGCTAATTCATAGATAACACCTGCTGCAGATCTGTTCTTTAATGCTCCTGCTGATGTTGTATAGTCTGCTCTTACTTTACCTTCCGCTTTTGTGGAAGAAATTCCTTGCCTAATAATGCTTTGATCCCAGGCAGGCCAGCCAGCACCACCACGAGAACGAGGATTGCGAGCAGGCTGAGTAGACCAACCACTAAGTGGTGGCTCAGGATTAACATAAGACTGTGCGTCTTGTTTAGCAGACTTAAGTTCACTATTTATAACTTTAGTAAATCTTTTTACTGCATCTTTGTCAAAATCCTGTAGTGCTTGTAGTGTCTCTTTAACACCAGTTAACACTATTGCTTTCTCACTCATTACCTGCTCGCATTCTTGTTTTTCTCCTTGAGATAAATAACTATTGCTTCAAGTACTCCATCAGGAGCATCCAAAAGGTCAAGTGGAGATAATCCCGTCTCCACAGAAATCATTGCTAACGAATAGGTTAGGCTGTCTCTGTGGATTCTAAATTTGGGTCTACAACTAACTCAACACTTTCTAAAGTGTCAAGGAAACCGTCGCCCCATGGCTTTACAACTTTTCCACCGTCTTTCAAGGCATTCCATGCCAAGAAGTAGATGTGTTCTAGTTTTTGATCTTCGCTAAGTAGTTTAGCAAAGCCTTTGCCGAATTTCTGTTCAAATGCAACTATTGATCTTGGTCTTAGAGAGTATGTACCCTCTACTCCATCACTAGTTTTTACTTTTATATGTAGTCCGTCCATTTTATGCCCCTTTTCAATTAGGTTGTTGTTTTTGTTATTTCGCCTGATATAGGCCAGGAAACACTTGCTGTTGATAATTCACCAACGGAGCCTGATAGAGGCTGCCATTCTGAAATCAACAAACTAAATGAGTACTGTGGATTTGATGTGCTTACTGCTGCACCAGTTGGTCTTATTTTACAATTAATAGCAGTTCCAATTAGTGGATAGATAACATTTTCTAAACCACCAGGATTTACTATTGTACTGCTAAAATCTTGGAGAAACTCAAAATTTGCTTGATTATCTCCAAGACCAGCAATCCTCGTTTTGTAAACATCGCCAAATTGTGTAGTCTCAATAATATCGTGAGTCGTTGAAAGAGAGATATTTGTGACATAAGAACTTATGTCGTAAAGATCACCCAATAAAACATACGCATTAGTTAAGACTATTTTAGCCATGATTAAGGAGTTGTATCCTTAACGATTGGGCCTGTGATTGACCATGTAACTGAAGCAGTTGCTAATTCGCCTACTGCACCATTTAGTGGTGTCCATTCTGAAATCAACGCATTAAATACATATTGAGGTGAGTCAACAGAGATTGCAGCATTTGTAGGCTGAACCTTAATCTGAGCAACTGTTCCTAATAGTGGGTAGATTGTTGCTTCTACTGCTCCTGCTGCGAAGTCCTGATGGAATTCAAATGTTACTGCGTTGTCAACAAGTCCTGCTTGTCTTGTCTTTGCTGCTGCTGGTACATTTCCTCCACCAAATGCAGTTGTCTCAACTACATCATAGGTTGAAGAAAGTGAAACTGATGAAATATAGTCACTGAGGTTTACTCCTGCTATTTCTACATCAACATTCGTTAATACTATTCTTGCCATGGTTGTTTATCTCCTTGTTCATTATCTAGATTAAAAACAGGAACTTCTTCTTCCTGCTGTGTTACTTGTGGTTCTTGTTTTACTGCTGGTGTTACTTTTACTGCATTTGCGGCTTTGATATGACCTGCTGCAAGAAGATGTTCAACACTTCCTCCTGCACTAAGTATATCATCTCTGGTAAGTTTATCATCTTTTACCTTACCGCAAACTTTTTTGTTTGAGATTACTGTATATTCCATTATTCTCCTTAGCCCCAAATTGTGAGGTTATAGCGATATGATAAGAAAGATTGATCTGCAGAGTTGTAAGTACCACTGTCTGCACTAATAACTCTAAGTGTATCAACAAGTCCACCCAATGTTCTATCTGACTCTAAAGCAGTTTTGATTGATCCATTACCACTTCCAGCCAGAAAATTGTCAAGTTTGTCTTGTCCAGTTCTTTCTGATATTCTTTGAACAATCACAAATACATCAACAGATGCTTGGTCTAAACCACGCATATTGTCAATATCAAATGTGAAATCTAGTTGTCCTACTACTGCACATGGTGGAACAATAACATCTGGAATCAAATCATAGACTCTTAAGTTTGTTATTGTCTGTAGGTTGGCTTTTAGTGCGTCTCTTACACCATTAATATTGGTTATTGCCATTAGAATGCCAATCCAAAGTTTCTACGGTATGTTTTTAGAAGCATCTCAACATCTGGATCTAGACGAGAGTTCAAACGAACTGTTCCTAGTTCTACAGATCCTGCAATACCAAATGGAGATTGCTTTCTAACAAATAATCTTGATGCCTGAATCTTGCAGGCTAATTCTACTTCGTAAGGTATTGCTTTGAAACCCCAGACTCCAGTTATTTTAACTGTCTGAGGAAAGAAGTAAGGAAAGA